CGGGCCCCGTAGGCAGTCGCCGCCTAAATCGAAAGGAGTAACTGTTGTTTGAGTCAGTGCAGTCCTCAGATAGTGCTTATTACGCACGACATGGGGGCTCCCATAGGGTCCGAAAGAGGAATGATATCCTCTATTCTGACCCGGGAACTGCACAGACTATAAACGGTTTCAAGGACGGCTTCCGCACTCCCTATGGGGGTGCTCAGCTGACCATCGATCAGAACAACAAGTATCGCCGCATTGCGGGGAAACAGTTGGCTGCTCGAGGTATCTACCTTGATACTGGTAGCCCATTCGCGTCCGAACTGTGGGCGATATCGACTCCTACAAGGGTCGATGTCGACTGGTCTAATACCGAAAAGTATCATGGTTACGCACATCCTCATTTACAATTTGGGGAGTGGGCAACCAAGATAACTAACGGTACTATGACAACAGGTCGTACTGGTTCCCTTACCACCGATGCCCAGTTAATGGGGTACGGTGCTACTGGAATCTCGCGAACGTTACCAACAGCACCAGAGATGTCCATTTCGACTTCGCTTGCGGAACTAACTCAGGGTTTACCCCAGATTATAGGTGCGCAATTGAAGCGAGGACCCTCCGCCCATGCGGTCGGAGGAGAATACCTGAACTATCAGTTCGGTATCGCCCCGACGATTTCAGACGTCCAGGATATCCTTAGACTGTCTCGACAATACGAAAGTATTATCAAGCAGTTTAAACGAGATCAAGGTCGTTTGGTTCGTCGAGGTATTACTCTGGTGGACAAGAAAACGACATCAGTCGCCACCAATTCCAATATCTACGGATATATGGGTGGTGGTAAGTATCCCTCTCAAACGATGGGATACACCAGTAAGCTCACTACCGAGACAATAGATACGTCTCGAGTTTGGTTCTCTGGTGCTTACAAGCTGGCCTACCCGGTTGCTCTCGATGGTGCCTTACAAGACATCATTGAGTTTAATCGAGTATATGGGGTCATTCCGACCGCAGAAACAGCTTGGAACTTGTTGCCGTTCTCTTGGCTTGCAGACTGGTTCACGAACGTCGGAGACGTCATCAAAAACGCCTCTACGCTAGGAACCAATAATCTGCAGTTGGCCTATGGCTACGTTATGGCTGAAGATACACGTCGATATCGTCAATACGGTGACTTCCTCCCGACCTATCTTTATGATAGGCCTCGGGTAAAGCCTGTATTTCTCGATTCGTCGTTTATCTATCAGCGTAAACGTCGCCTTAGAGCTACGCCTTTCGGTTTTTCCGTCGCCTTCAAGGACCTTTCGGGGTCTCAGAAGGCTATCCTCACCGCGCTTGGGCTTTCCCGCCTGCGATGGTGATACAAGACAATTAAATAATAATTGAATATGACGGATTTTCCGTCATCCCTGTAAGGAGTCCCTTTGTTCACTGATCCTACCACTGTCACCATTGATACCATTGGTAAGCCACTTCCCCGCGTTTCCGTTGGGAACATGACTGCCACGTATCGTTCTGCTGACGGCGCGCTCGAGCTGAATATCGCCCATTCGGCGAATAAGCGCGAGCGCTCCGTTGTCCGGCTCACTGCCAACAAGGTTGGCGCCGATCCGTTCAACGCAAGTGTGTCCAAGAGCTACACAGCTCAGGCATACTTGGTCATCGATTCTCCGCTCAATGGAGCCGGTTTTACCGACTCTGAGCTGGAGAGCCACATCAAGGGTCTTCTCGCGTTCCTTCAGGGAACCGGGAACATTGCCAAGATTCTTGGCAAGGAGTCGTAACCGTGCCTCGGCATGGTTCTTCGACCTCTGGTATGGCTGGTGTCACTATCGCTATCACACTTTGGGCAGCCACGGTCATTATGATCTTGGCTGTTCTGGTGGGTGTTGCGCTAGTTAGGTAGGTTCGTGTTCTAGAGGACTCGGCAAGCTTCACAGATTACCTAGGAGGTAACCGATGAAAAGCCTGACGGGACTCTGGAAGGCTATGGCTGAGGATTACTCGGCCATGTGCGACACGCCTATCGACCGTGACTTTAAAACAGTCACGGATCGTGTCGAAGAGGAAGGGATATCGTTTCTCACGATTACTCTTCCGAACTTCTGTGCTGACTTTGAAACAAGTCTTGCGCAGGGGTTTGTTGGATCCAACCTCTTTGCGGGTTTCCGCAAGAGGGATGGTCTCCCGAGATTTCTCTCAGGTTTCCTTCTCCAGATCTTCGACGGACATTCGCTGAGTCTTTATCCGAATCCGCGCGTCGATGCAGTTCGTGCAGTTCGAAATCTTTGCCTTCTTTTCAAGAAGGTAGAGCTCGAATGTACGGACGCAAGGAATCGTGCGGCGTTGGATAAATACTTGCAATGTGAAGTAGACCTTCAAGAGGTGCTCGACAATTACTCGTCACTCCCGATTAAGGAGTTTAAGCGGGTGTCTAGCATCCTCTTTGGTTCTGTGTTCGATTCTCTGAACCAAAAGGTTCGGAGTTTTGAACTCAGTCCCGGTCATGGCTCTGGTGCTACTGCTGACCGTAAGGTCGGCAACCAGAAGTTCGAGCAGTCCGAGTGGACTGATCGTCTCGAGGAGTATTTCCCTTTCGGGGAGTACGCACTTCCGCACTGGAAGTGGTTCTCGAGCCATGCTCCGCGATACTTGGCTCCGGAAGAGGAGCGCCCTGTTCGGGTGCACCTCGTTCCTAAGACGCTCAAGACACCACGAATTATCGCAATCGAGCCTACTTGCATGCAATACATGCAGCAGGCTCTTATGCGTGAACTCGTGGACGCCATCGAGTGTGATCCACTCGTTGGCAGGATAACCCACTTCAACGATCAGGCCCTTAACAGGGACGCTGCTCGTCGTGGGTCTATCTACGGGGAACTTGCCACGCTAGATCTTAGCGAGGCGAGTGACCGTGTCTTGAACCAGCTCGTCATCGACATGCTTTCACCGTGGCCAGATCTCTCTGGCGCGGTCCAAGCGTGTCGTACGCGAGCTGCAAAGCTTGAGGACGGCACTGTTGTGCCGCTCGTCAAGTTTGCGTCTATGGGGTCGGCTTTGACATTCCCATTGGAAGCGATTGTCTTCACGACAATCGTAACCATGGGTTTGATCAAGTCCACAGGAGAAAACATCTCTGTAGGGGAAGCTCTGCGAACCTACAAAGGTGACGTCCATGTCTATGGGGACGATATGATCGTTCCCACAGAAAGTGTAGACGTCGTTTCTGGGCTCCTTGAGACTTTTGGTCTCAAGGTGAACCACAGTAAGTCTTTCTCGGATGGTTTGTTCCGCGAAAGCTGTGGTGGGGATTACTTCAAGGGGGAATCGGTAAAACCGATCCGCCTGAAGCGTATCCCACCGGTGACGCGCCGGGATGTGCCTGAGATAGTTTCCTGGAATGCATTCATGAACGCCTCTTACGAGGCGGGATTGTTGCATTCCGGAAAGTATGCTCAGCGGGTTCTCGAGAAGGTGCTTAATCACCACCTTCCGCGGATCCCGCAGAACTCAGGAGCCATCGGCATCGAGACGCCGGCAGTACTTTGTACTGCCGATCGTGTAGATCCGATGACTCACCTTCCACAGGTGAGTGCCTATCGTGCCGTCGATACTGACCGTAAGGTCGGTGTCGATGGAGTATGGGCGCTTCAGAAGACCCTGACTGGACGCTGGAGTGATCCAGCGTTCGCCAGGCATCTGACTCATTCCGGGAGGCCGCTCTCCTCTCGAATAAAGAAGAGCTGGGTGACCAACCGCTAGCGTGGATGGTCACGGTGGATTCGTT